TTCTCTCTGACGGTTAATATGACGAATACCCTCAAGGACACTGAAGTCCTGCTCTGAGAGTTCGATTGCTCGTTTAACGACAGCCACTAGATCAGGGTGTACTCCTGATAGTTTCTGTAAGCTGCGTGTACCTAGTTTATATCCCATATCTTGCTCCTATAGTGCGTAAGGGCCACCTAAGTGACCCATACGTTTTATTCAGTCTCTAGCTCTGACTTTAGCATATCCATGAAGGCATTACGACCCACCTGAAGCTGCGCAAGGTTAAACTGTGCTGATGAAATCTTCTGATCTAACGATTGGATGTGATTAATGCACCCTTTCGCCTCATCTGATAATTCGTCAGCAGTGTAGTCCGTTCCGTCAATCGTGATGACCTTTTTTTCTTCAGTCATAACTTTCTCCTTTTATGTAGTTATCAGGCCCAAGGCATTCCTGATAGACTTGTTGGGTTTGCTAATGCATCCAGCTTTGCTTGGATTGCAGCCTCGGTATCTTCTTGGCTAACCTGATCGTGTACCCAGCCTAAGACTGTGGCCTCTGTCAGATCAGCATATGCCACCCAGCCATCCGCAGATGGATCAGGTGTGTGTGATGTTGTGCCGTAGGACGATGCTGTGTTGTCACCGTCTACGCCTGTGCAGCGCCAGTGTGCGACTGTAACGCCTTGGTCAGCGTCATTGTTGTACTCTACGTTTGCGATTGTCCATGTGAATGTAGCTGGCATTGTGATTTATCCTTCTAGGGTTGTGATGCGAGCTTCAAGTGCATCAATCTTAGTGAGTGCCTCCTGCAAGGCAGCAGTTAGCAAAGGTACGAGTTTGCTTTGGTCAATACCCTGATAGTCAGGGACACTGCGAGTACCCATAACCGCAGGAGTGACTACGTTACCATCGTCATCCAGTACAGCAGGAGTGACTTCATACTCCTCGTCACGCATTGCATCCTTAGTGCCTGTGACAGCTTCAGGGACAACAGTCTGTGCCTCGTGAGCAAGGAAGCCATCAACACGAGTGCCGTCTGCAATCCACTCAAAGTTGACAGGGTTCAACGCTTGGACACGAGCAGATGCACCTGTCATTGGCTGTACGTCAGTCTTTAGGCGGTAGTCTGAGGAGGTGTTGTAGGCTGTGGCAGATGTTGTTGTGGTAATTGAGCCAACAGCGGATGAATTAACTTGCATATACAATGCAGTGCCACCAGTGGCGGGCCAGCTTGCAGAATATGTTGTTCCTGTTGCAATTGCTTGCGCAACAACCTTAGCCCCGCCCGAAGTTGCTCCAGAAAACACACTGCCAGAGAGGTAGAGGTCTTTGAAGCGTCTTGATGCAGCACCAAGCGAGATGGCATCTGATCTAGCGACTGGTGTGCTTGTATTGTATGGATCAACACTGTCATTACCTGCATTGAAATACAAACCAGTATCACCTGTGCCGATGTATGTCTGAGTTGAGTGCGCCCCAATACTCCCCACCGTGGAGCCGTCTTTGCGGAGGTCAATGATGTCGCCGTCTGTTGATAGACGATTGAAATAACCCACCGCCCCTGTGCCAGCACCTAACCCACCACGAGCGATCATTGTCAGACCATCACCAACTCTACTACCTGTTTCAGTTGAAGTGGTATGAAGATCGGTTGTCGTAGTCCCCACAAGCAGGTTGCCCGATGAGTCGATGACAGCTTGCGTAGAGCCTGCCCGATTAAAGGTGTAGGTGTCTGCGTCAAAAATTATTGGGTTTGTTGCGCTATCCGAAGTATTTCTAGACAATATCTGAAATGCTGCTGACGACCCATCCAAACGAATACGGCTGCTTGATCCAAGGATGTCCAACTGCGAACTAGGCGAACTCGTCCCAATGCCCAAGCTCTCCGCAGCCGCATCCCAGAAGAACTTTGCCGTCGTGCCTGTGTCCTCGTAGAAGCTGATGTCGCCGTTGGTATCAATCTTCATGCGTTGTTCGTTATCAATGGCAGAGCCATCATAACCTGTACGGAACTGAATGGAACCATACCTTCCATTCGCATCAAGAATAACATTTCCGTAACTTGCGGCACCGCCAACGCTTCGCAGTGTTATGTCTGGGTTTGCGTTGTTGTAGATTAAGTAACCACTGTTACCAAATTGGCTATCCCCATCCACAGTCAGCCCATCAGCCGTCACTGTGCCAGTTACGTCAATACCTGTGGAGGTGGTGGCGAGTTTTTCGGAGTTGTTGTGGTATAGGGTTACTGCGCCATTTTCATTAAACCGAGCCATGTAATTGTTCGTAGCATACCCACGAATATACACATCGTCCGTAGCAAAAATCTGCAAGTCTCCGTCACCAACGTCACGGATGTAGCTGGTTGTTCCGTTGTGAAAAATCTCAAGGTCAGACCCAGCACCGAAGATGGCTTTTTCGTTGTCTAGGAACTCAATGCCATTCGCTGTAAATGACCCAATCTTTGAGCCGCCCGCAGAAATAGCGATTTCATTCGCTGTATCTCTGAAGAAGCCTGTGTCTTGGTCTTGCGTGAACTTAATCGAAGGTGACGCAGCAGAACCATCACCAAACTTACCCGCACCAGCTTCATCCGCAATGGTCTGATAGTCGCTAATGAGGTCAGCCACATCAGAGGCTAAGTCAGCCACTAGGCTTTGCGTAGGCACAATGGCATAAGACTGCCCTGACGCTGTAGCCCCGCCATAAGCTGCGCCAAGAGTTAAGCTGGTCGCACTGTTGATTGCCGTGATTTCATACAAGTCATCATCTGGCCCATAGAAGGCTTCACCGACCTGTGCGCCTGAGACAAAGTTTGTGCCACTACCTGTGACCGTTGTTGATCCGTTTGTGACACTCACTGTGCCAGTTTTATACCAAGCCATTCTGCTGTTCTCCTTGGGTTTATTCTCTTATATCACAAGTCAGGCTCTTGAGGCCATACTATGTTGAGCGGGTCTGTAATGTTTGCTGGCAAGTCACGCAACGCCTGACGATAAGTTGCCCATGCTTGGCGTTGAGGTGCCGTTAGAGCGTTGTCAGAAACTTGCGTCCAGTCAGATGCCATAAGAGCATTATTGCGCTTGATCTTCATTTCAATGAGTGCATCTGCTTCACGCTTTGCTTGTATTTCCGCACCAGCCTTGCGGGTCGCTACTCCACCAACAACGACATATTCGTCAGCATCATATTCGCCTTCGATATAACTGCCGTTTAACTCTGCGGTTTGTATTGTGCCTTCCATCGTAGCTGTTATTTGCCCCGTATCGGCATCGTATAAAGTAAATAGTGGCATTATTTAAACCTCTTAAAAACAAGCATCTTTGTGCTGCATGTTGCCGCAAAACTGCTGGTTGGGGTAATTTCAACTCTGACCCGACATGTTCCAGCGTTAGTCGACTTACTCATAATCTGAGGTTGAGGCCCAACAGCAATAAATCCAGTAGCGGTTGTTGTACTAGTGTCTTCACTACCCTGTGCGTTTCGCAGCTTAGTCACAATCTGCACACTGTCGTTTTGAGTTACCGCACCAGCTACAAAACTTCTGAAAATAACTGAGATAGTCCCAGCAGATGCCATGCTTACATCAAATGACTTTGCATATGTCTGATTTAATCCAACTGACCCTTGTGCGCCTTCCAGAAACTCATGGATTGTCACCGCTTCGTTCTGGATTTTAAGTGTGCTTACTGCAAGATTGTCAATCTTCGCTTCTTCAATAGCTGCATCCGCAATCTGAGCAGTGTCAATACTAGTGTCTGCAATATAGGTGCCACCATCAAGTTGACTGCCAGAACTCAGGATTACATTACCATTTTCATCTGTCAGGCTGATGGAATTAGTAACATAGACGTTATCCATGTAAATCCCAGCAGGGTAGCTCACACCATCCACAGTTCTAGATGATGTAAATACAGAGAAAGGTACATCTGATGTTGTGCCATCTGTTGAGAATACGTTAAACTGATCGGCTCTTACGTTGAATGCTGATGGAGTGCCAGCACCAGACAACAACTGGAAACCAGTGATGATGTCATTGTTGTCAATCTCAACGCCATACTTTCCTTCAATACCATCTAACGATTCTGATATTGTTGTAATAGTAAAGTCTCTATCACCCAATGACGTCTCAAGTGTTGCAATCGAAGATGCGGCAGCAGATGTTGAATTTACATCTACGTTATTAATGGCTGTAATAGAAGCCTGTGCAGCCGCCAGACCTGTCGTCGGGTCATTGACAGTAGCCTCTAGGTTAAAGATAGCCTCTGCCGCTGCACTATCACTATCCGCTGTGATGGTGTTGATCTGGTCAATAGAAGCCTGTGCAGCCGCCAGACCTGTCGTCGGATCATTGACTGTACCCTCCAACTGTAGGTGCGACTGAACCAGTGCTGATGTTGACCCAACGTCCACATTGTTAAGCTCATTGATCTCACCAAATGCAGCAGTTAAGCCTGTATCTGGGTCTTCAACCTCTGCCTTTAGCTGTAAGAACTGGTCAACAGATGCGTGACCCGCAGTTGCATCAAGTGTGATAACTTCTGTTAGAGTAGCATCAGCATCGTCAATCTGTGCCTGTAGGTTAGTTTCTAACTCAACCCGTGCTGATGTTTCATCCGCTAGTGCAGTTTTCGTTTCCTCAATCGAGGCTGTGTTACCATCAATGCTTGCTGCTAGTTCTAGCTTTTGCTGTGCCAGTGCTTCTTTCTGATCGTTCACATCTGCTGTTAGCTGCGTTCTAGCAATAGCAATGTCTGAGTTTAGATATTTACGATCAGCATAACGGCCTAAGACTTCCTTCAGGCTTAACTCTGATAGGTTCTCAACCTTTTCAGTAACACCCTGCAAATCAACCAAGTTCTGCGTAATACTTGCAGCATCAATAGCTGAGATGTTCTGCTCTGCCGTTGTTACACGACCACCAAGTGTATCAAGATCAGCCGATGTTGCCTTTAGGTCTACCTCGCCTTGTAGTGTCGTAATGCTTCCTGACAACTCACTTACACTAAGCTCGCCATCTGTGATGTCGTAAACCAAACCAGAGGCAACAAGACCAATCCTCGCAGTTGCGCCAGCCTCTTGAACTTGGCCTGTGCCTGTCCCTGCTCCTGTGGCATAGAAGGTAGTGCCGACTGTATTTGCTGATGCACCAAAGTTCGTAAAGTTAGTAGAGCCAACTGTGTAGATTGTGTATGCCGTGCCTTCGACCATAGCAGTGGCAGCAATAATATCCCCACCGCCATTTAGCGTAATCTCAGCAGTATCTACACGACCCTCAAGGTCATTCAGTGACGCAAGGTCAGCACTGTCAAGAACTGCTGCTGCGATCTGTTGATTAACGTAAGTAGTGCTTGCTTTAAGCGTTAGCTCACTCTCAACTGCGTCAAGATCAACCTCAACCGTGTTTACACGGGTATCTAGTGCCGAAACGGTCTGAATGGATACTGACCCATCAGCAGGGTCTATCACTATCCCAGCGTCATTTATACGGCTCTCAAGGTTAGATGTGCGAGTGATAAACTCTAACGCCTTGGTCGCCAGATCAGCGGATGCATCTTCTAGCTCCTGTAGACCATCAACAGACAGTTCATAATCTGTCGTGGTTACATAGTTTGACAGGTCTGCCGTTTCTGCTTTAGCGTCTAGTGTCGCCTGTAGGTCAGTATCTAGTGCCTCATATGGCACAATGGCATTAGCTAAGTCCTCTGCTGTGATCAGCTTTGTGGTTGCACTCTCAGGCCCAACAAACGCTGACGCATTATTACTAAAGTCTACTGCACGAACCCAGTAATAGCGTGTGACGTTTGGGTTTAGGTTAGCTCTGACAAAGCGTGAACCAGCGGAGCGACCAACCTCGACTGCATTACCAAATGTGGTGTCTGCGCTTTCGTAAACCTCAACATGCTTGAAGTCAGCCTCTGCTGGATTTGTCCATGTGATCTCGACACCACCAAGAATGCCGTTAGCGTCTAATCCTGTTGGCGTAGATGGTGCAGTCGTATCACCGCCAGCAGTTACAGTGTCACTCTCAAAGTCGCCACGGATGCCATTCACGCTAACTGCACGAACACGAACTGTGTACTCTACGCCATCAATGACAGGCGAAAGGATTACAGACGTGTCTGATGTCGTAAATGTCGTTCTGTTGGCTGAACTTGTTTGACCCCACTGAACTTCATAGTGGCTGACAAAAGCTGATGTGGATGCAGTCCAAGATGCCACCAAAGAGTTGACGACAGAACCATCACCTTGAACTTCACCGCCACCATCTGAGACTGTCAGGTTGGTTACATCAACCCCTGCGAATGGGTCAGGCAGAGTTGTGTTGTTGCTGATGATCGCAGTTTCTTCTGCGTTCCAATCAAATGCCGCCTCTGATGTTTCACGCAGTGTCAGATTGATGCGTAAGTCACCCGCATCTTGGTTTGCTGCTAATCTCCACCCGACGACCTCAAACTCTTTTTCATCGAAGCCATAGCGTTCATTGGTGAAGGCAATAATATCACCCACCTCAATCTCAAACGCCTCTAAGCCAAAGTCAGCAGAAAGCGTCATCTGCTCTCGACCACGGAACAAAGTTAGCTTAGCAAGACGCTGGGCTGTGGCTGCGCTTGTCGTGTATGGCAGAGGCAAATCAAGGATAACTTCCTGATCGCCATCTTCAGCCTTAAATGCAGTGCTAGTCAGTTGTGGGTAATCAGCAGTGATCCAATCGTTTGATGCATCAATGAACGTGCCTGAGACAGTGTTGAAGTTGTCCCGCATAGTGATGCGTGTATCCAGCGCAATAGGCCCACGCAGATCATCCAGAGTAAGCGTCTTAACTGGTGCTGAGTATGCGCCAACTATTAGCTTCCAAGAGCCTGTACCCCAGAACAGTGTACCAGCACAAGCTGTCGTTAAGTCTTGCAGCACGTCACCAGTGGCACGATTGGCCTGAATGATGCCGTTGATCGTGTAGCGACTTTCTGTGCCGCCACCATCTAGGCTCACGCTTTCATCACACTCGTTTGCTGCCGCCGAGAATGAGGTGTCATCAATGCTGTCGTCACTTAGGCCATAGCTTGATGTGATGAAGTCACGAATACACAAGGCAGCATTGTTGGAGTAGGCTGTTGTGCTTGTACGTGGATCAAATACTTTCTTACCCTGCACCTTAGCTGTAATCAGCGGCACACCGTTTGGGAACTTGTCTTGGTTGTACCGATAGCGCACATACAGACAGGCAATACCGTCACCACGGAAGTTCGTTACTGGGGTTTGAGAACCTACAGGTGTAAAGGTAGGCCCATCGAAGTCAGCAATCGCATCCAAGGTTGATTTTACGTTCTGGCCCGATCCACCAGTAAACTTCTGAATGAATATCTTTCTGTCATAGTCGATGGCATCATCACCAGCACCAACTGTCGTAACAAATCCATCACCGTCTATAGTTGCTACAGTATCATTGATGTAGATGTCACCGATGCTGTTTAACTCATGTCCAGCAAGCACGATGATTTGATGCAGAAACTTGTTCTTGTCGCCAGTAGTTTCATAATATGTAACAACACCACCTTTGCGAACCTCACCATAGACGAAATCCTGTGGAGCAGCAACGTCACGGGTGTTCACCAATATGCCAGAGGAGTTAGCAGCGCCAAAGTTTGGCTTGGGTGCAAGCGCTCCCAATGCCCATGATGTGACCGCTGTGGTGACAAGATAACCAACTACTGTTGAGGCAAGAGTTGTTGCACCAAGAGAGGCAAGGGTCGCAGCGGTGGTAAACCCATAACCCCCTGTGACCATAAGACCAATGGTTTGAGGCATCCGTGGAACACGATCCCAGCTATTCCAATTATTGAGTGTAATATCGCCTAGCTTATACTTCATGCTCTAATCCACGCTTGCTCTATCGCATCTAATGGCAAATGTAACACACCTTCCTTAGATAAGAAAACACACTTGGTGCCTGTGCATATTCCCATTGCTACACCAGTGGCCCACCGCTTTGCTTGCTTTGTCGTAACCAGTGCGCCTAAAGGTGGCACATGGTCTATCCGCTTCAGCTTATCATCAACCGCATCAGTAAAGTTGGAAAACTTGAACTCTCTTTTTAGCTGACTTTTGCGCATGGGTCTACCGTCTACCATATAACGGCCAAGCCAATCATCAGCCCAACCTTCACCAAACATACGATGGAATGCAGTATTGGTAAAAGTAAGGCAATCGTGCGATCCCCATTGAAATGGAATGTCACGAACCTCTCTTATGTAGTCGTTTAAACTTTCTCTCGGCCCCATACTACATCCCGATCTTGAAGTTCCGTAACAAAAGAAAAGAACGTGTCGCCGTCATTTCTGGCTTGGTGGTTTTCTTGTGTGTAGCGACGATTGCTTGCACGTTCTAGGGCAACTAGCTTGCTCTCGACAGACACAGTGATTGTGCTTGTCTCACCGCTGTCCTCAATAGACATGGTGTTCATGAAGCCACTGAATATTTCAACAGTGGTTGTGTCGTCAGTGCCAAAGTAAACCCGCAACAATCTGCGCTGGTAAGGCTCTTGCAAAGCTAGTGAGATAATTGAATCATAGGTATCGTTCAGTAAAACAAGTGAATTATCCACACCGTTCAGTGTAATCGTGATATTCTTGGCAGATAGGTCAGCGACTTCCTCAAGCCCACTGATCTCCATAACAGATCCTGAACCTGTGTAGGTATTTACGCCAATGTCTTTGTCACCATAGCCTGTCCAAAGGCGAATAGCATTCTCGCCAGCATAGCCTGCCTCATCCCATCTTGTGTCATCGTCATCATCAAACAAAGCCTCAACCGCATAGAACGGCTGCACCTCTGGTTGGCTGAGTGCTGTAAGTAATGCTGCTGGAACTGTTCTGCTCATACCGCTTCTATCGCTCCAAATGTTATTCCGTAAATGCTAGCCTCATTGATTGACCATGATGTCTCATTCGATGCCAAGCGGAACACACCTTTTGCACTCTCGAAAGTAACAGGTGCATTATCTGAAATGCTAGTGCGCACGTTAGGCCAGACATCCACTGTCGCTGTGCCACTGCCATTTGTATCAACATCTGTTAAAACTTTGAACAACTGGCGTGATGTTCCGCTGCCGATCTGCATGTAGTCACCAGCCTTCAGATAATCAGTTCTGTTGGAAGGCGCAGACTGAATGTTCAGCGTGTTTCCGCTTGTCGTGTTGCCGTTGATAGTAACTGTGTCTGCGTTACGGGCAGAGCCTCTAGGAGTTACAGCAGCAGGGTCATTTAAGAAGAATGTTCCACGTTGACCTTTAAGTGACATAAGGAAGGAAATCCAAGACTCTGCTAAGTCTCTTTTCATTGGCGGTAGTGTGACATCAGCTTGCCACATTTTACCTGCGTACTCGTGAGCCTGTGAAGCAAAGGTAAAAGGGCTACGTGACAAGGCCACTGCATTTACAGCACGTAGTTCAATCTGAGCTATACCAATAGTGGTTGGTAATGAGAGTGGGTAACTAATAGCCATTATGCAAATGATCTCCCATAAGAACCGCCACGACGTTTAGCATCCATGACAGCAGACTTAGCACTTTCTGCGATCTGTGGCATCAGTGATTTTATCTCAGTGCGCACTGTTTGCTGAACTCCTGTGGATACGTTGATAGTTTGGTTTACAGTTACAGTATCGCCTGTAGAACCCTCAACTTGTACACCTAGCTTACCACCTTTACCACGCTTAAGTGGCATGATAGCTTCTGGTCCAGCTTCACCCATAAGACCAGTCTTACCACCAGCCATAGGGAAGTATGTAGGTGATCCTACGACACCACCGTTAGCGTAAGGGATGATACTACCATTACTAAAAGCATTACCATCAGCAGAGCCAAACAAGAAACCAAGTGGTCCACCTGAGAAAGCCGACTTAGCTGCGTTGACCATTTGTTGTACTACAAGGATACGGTAAAGGTCTTTAATTACAGCACTAGCAAACTCTTTGAACTTCTCTTCAGCAGACTTTGTGTGATCTACAAATGACATCATGGCATTAGTCATGTTAGTTTCAATAGAATCAGCAAGTTCTTTTTGCTTTCTTTTTGCTTCTTCTAGTACTTCTTGACGTTTTCTCTCAGCTTCCTCAAGTTCAATAGTCTTGTTGATCTGAGCTTCAATGTTAGCTATGTTCTCTGAGCCGTACTTCATGAAGTCAACACCAAGAGCTTTAATGACACGTTGACGAGCTTCTGTTTTACCAATGAGTGCCTGTTGTAACTCAACTTGTTTTTGAAGGTTCGCTAGTGGGTCACTCTTTTTGGTTTTTGTCGATGAATCTGGAAAGTCGTCGTATAACTCGCCAGATGTCATCATATCCCTTAGTTTTTGTAGTCTAGCTTGTCTTTCATCATATCTTGGGTCACGGGGGTCTAAGATAGGTCCAGAGCCTTCTCTTTCCAATAACCCCAGAAGAGCTAGGCTCGTCCTAAGTGAAATACCTAAGTCTTCAGCTAGTTTTCTTGCTGACTTAGCGGCTGGACTCAGTGCGGAATCAATATCTACACCTTTAAGTTGATTAGCAGATATTTTACCAGAGTCTAATGCCTTTTGGATTGCGATAGCCTCTGTAACACTACCCCCAAGGGCCTTAGTTAAATCTATAGTCTCCTCTGTAACTTTTGTTTCCTCAGAACAAATTTCCCCCATAAGACCTTTAATCCTCTGGAGCCTTTTTGCGGTA